AGTAATATCGGTGGTACTTATCTACAAGCAAAATTTAGTGAAATAGGTATCCAACCTATGACATTTAAAAAATTAGTCAGTATCATTGGTGCTCCTACCGACATTATGTTCGGTGATGAAAAAAGTGAGTACACTTGGGCGATTGAAGGTAAAAGAGAGTTTTACAATCCACAGTTAGAATGTGATGATTTTGAAACTTTCGAGTTCACTATCTACGATTGGAGAGCTAGTCTTTATGGTCAACAGTCTTTAGAGACTATGCCAGTAGATTGGCACATCGGTGGTTATGACCCCAACTCAAGTATAGACTTCGCATACAGAATTTTGGTTAAAGAAATTAAACCTGAATATAATTTTAACAAACTACCCAAGAATATTTCTTGGGTGCAATCATAAGGAGGCTATATGGTAGCAGCAGTAGAAACCATGGCTTATGCGGGGGAAGTCCCTTGGCATGGGTTAGGTACTAAAGTCAGTGATGATTTAACACCTAATCAAATCATGGTAAAAGCAGGTCTTGATTGGTCTGTTGATAAGGTGCCAACCTATGCAAAGGTTGGTGATATAGAAGTTCCTACGGGTCAAGAAGCACTCGTAAGAAGTTCTGATAATAAGGTTCTTACTCAGGTGGGTAAGAAGTGGTATCCCGTGCAGAACGAAGAAGCATTCGAGTTCTTTTCGGAATACTGTTATGCGGGTGACATGAGTATGGAAACTGCGGGGTCTTTAAGAGACGGTAAAATGGTTTGGGGACTTGCAAAAGTCAAAGAGTCATTTAGTGTTGGTAAAGAAGACCAAGTTGACTCATACTTATTATTTGCAAATCCGCATGAGTACGGTAAGTCTATTGATATTAGATTTACTCCTATCAGGGTGGTATGTAATAATACTTTGAGTATGGCACTTGCATCTGTTAAAAATCAGGGTGCAAAACTTAACCATAGAAAAGTATTTGACGCAGACCACGTCAAAGAGACTATGGGTCTTGCAAGTGAGAAGTTCGCACAGTACAAAGAAGTTGCAGAGTTTCTTGCGAGTAAGAAGTTTAGTTCAAAGGCAATCATTGAGTATTACAATGAAGTCTTTCCTAGAACTTATCAGGGTAAGAAAGAGGTCAAGGTTAAAACATACAAAGACTTGTCTGCAAATGGACAAGATGCGTATGCAGTCTTGGAGACTCAGCCTGGTGCAGAACTAGGTGCGAAAAACACTTGGTGGGACGCATTAAATAGTGTGACTTACTTAACCGACCACAAACTCGGTAGAGAGTCAGACTCAAGAATGGCGTCTGCATGGTTTGGTAGAAACCAAACTAGAAAGATTAAAGCTGTCGAACTTGCGGTAGAGTACGCAGAGGCTGCTTAGTCTTTAAAACGAAAAAGGTCAAGTTCAAAAAGGACTTGACTTTTTTTGTATAAATAGGTATAATGATAATCAAAATGGGGAATTGTATATGGAAAACAATTTAGAATTAGAAACAATAATTGCACCAAATCTTTTGGAAGATTTTGTATTAGGGCCTATACACGATTTATTTAAAGATAAAAAGATTGTTATATTTGGATTGCCTGGTGCATTTACACCAACATGTTCTTCTACGCATTTACCAGGCTACGAAGAAAAGTATGATACATTTAAAAAACTTGGTATAGACGAAGTTGTTTGTATGTCAGTAAATGATGATTTTGTTATGCAAGCATGGGGTAAAGATTTAGGTATCGAGAATGTTAAACTACTTGCAGACGGTAATCTAGAACTCACAGACTATTTTGGAATGAGAGTTTCCAAAGAAAACTTAGGTATGGGAAATAGATGTTGGAGATTTTCTGCATACGTAGATAACGGAACACCTAAGATGATGTTTGTTGAAGACGGTATGGTAGACGATTGTCCACAAGACCCTTTTGAAAAATCAGATGCAGACAGTATGATTGCATATCTAGAAGTAGCACTTGCAAAACCAAAACCAAAAAGAAAAAGAACAACTAGAAAAAAGAAAACAAATGTGGAGACTCCTAAAGACTAAATTAAATAATTTTAATTTTTCAAAACATAAAGACAGTGAGAAAAAAGACGAACCTTGTCCTTACGAAGAATTTGTAAAGGAACAAGAAGAAGTCTTAAAAGATAATGATAGAAAACAAAAAGTTCGTTCATGAACCGATAGAACTTTCGGAAATGAAATCGGTCACTACCGAAGACGGTAGACGATATCAGACACCCGAAGGACTCGAATTACCTTCAATTACCACAGTACTTTCTATACTAAGTAGGAAGAGTATTGCGGCTTGGAGAAAACGAGTAGGTGAAAAGAAAGCAAACGCAATCAGTAAACAAGCATCTTCTCGTGGTACTTCGGTACATACTATATGTGAAAAGTATTTAGATAACGACCCTGATTATCTTGACGGTGTAATGCCGAATAACATTCAGACCTTTCAAACTATGAAACCTATTATGAATGACATGATAGGAACTATCTACGCACAAGAAGCTCCACTGTATTCTACGCATCTAGGAGTTGCGGGAAGAGTGGATTGTGTTGCAGAGTTTAATGGTAAGATATCTATTATTGATTTTAAAACAAGTCGTAAGTTCAAGAAAAGAGATTGGTGTCATTCTTACTTCATGCAAGAATGTGCATACGCAATCATGTGGGAAGAACGCACGGGTATTCCCATAACCCAACTCATAACATTTATCGCAGTTGACAATAGTTCTCCTTTGATATATGTTGAACACAGAGATGATTGGGTCAACCCACTCCGTGATGTCATTAAACAATACGAAGAAGAAAACACATCTGTCAAGTTTTAACTATTATAAATAGTAGTTATGCAATTATTAACAGAAGCATTAAAGGCAGAAGACTACGAGTCTGCAATAGTTATAGGATTTTATACCGTGACTAAAAATAAAATGGGTTCTCCAGAGGAACACGGTATCAAACAACAACTTTACGATAAAATACTAGACACTCCAAAAGCAGTAAAGACGGGTGAGTTAATTGCAAAAAAAGTACTTAAAGACTATCCACAATTGAAAAACAAAAAGGCAGAAGTATTTGGTAGAACAAAATCTGGTTTAACGGATTTTTGGAAATCACATGGTGCTTCTGATACTACACCAAAAACAGATGTAAAAATAGGTGATAAAAACTTTTCAGTTAAAATAGGTTTAGCACAATTAATGTCTGGTGGTAAAGCAGAGTCAACTGCAACATTTCAAGCCGCAATCAAAAATTCAAATCCAGACTTAGTAAAAAGTGAACAATATAAAAAAACAAATGAAGTATTAGAGGGTTTTGTAAAAAATACGTTAGCACCTTCAAAAATTAGACCTTTAATTAAAGCGGGTACAAACGAAGTAGTTAATGCGGCTGAAAAGGCACATAAAGATTGTATGAAAGAACTTGGTAATTTATTTAATCAGTCTAAAGAATTTAAAATAGAATTTGCCAGAGAAGCGATGTCAGGTTATGAAAAATTTGGTAAAAGTAGTCCAGCATCTGCAGACTTAATGTTAGTTGCAAGTGAGGACGGTGGAAGAGTAGAAATTCATGATGTTAATGACGATAGTTATTGTGAAAAAATAGCAACTGCAATGAAACTTCAAACAAGGTTTAAAACAGCACAACGAACTAAAAAAGAACTTATATCTCCGACAAATAAAAAAGGTGGAACTGGAGAATATTTTTTCTGGTCAGTAATTTCATTAATAGTAGACTCTATGACAGAAGAATTAAATACAAATAATAAAGAAACACTAGTTGAATTTAACATATTAAATAAAATTAAATCTTTTGTAAGTAGAACTTGGAATAGAGTCACTAGTTTTTTTAAAAAAGGTGTAAGACAACTTACATCTTTTCTTGGTGCAATACCAGATATTAAGATAAAAAGAAATGTTAAGTTTTAGTCAACACATAACAGAGATTGAAGAAGGCGTTAATGACCCCGCAATATTCAAAGCAATATTTCTTGCGGGTGGGCCTGGGTCTGGTAAAAGTTTTATTGTCGGGAAAACTGGACTTACTTCTTTAGGTTTTAAAGTTGTAAATCCTGATACTGCATTTGAAAAGGCACTAAACAAAGCTGGTCTTGAGATGAACCCTGATAATATCTTTTCGATAAAAGGACAAGACATACGAGGTAGAGCAAAAGAACTTACGAATAAACAACAAGAATTGTATGTGAAAGGTAGACTCGGATTAGTAATTGACGGTACTGGAAAAGATGCAAGTAAGATATTAAGACAAAGAGGTTTACTACAGAAACTCGGATACAGTACTGCAATGATACTTGTAAACACAGATAAAGAAACTGCACTGAAAAGAAATGATGCGAGACCTAGAAGATTAGACCCAGACGAAGTAGGAAAAATGTGGGACGAAGTTCAGAGTAATCTAGGTAGATATCAACAAGCATTTAAAAAAAGGTTTATAATAGTTGACAACTCAGAAGGAAAAGACTATAATAAAGAAACATTACGTGCATATAGAATAATGAGTAAATTTGCAAAAGAAGAACCAATGAACCCAATTGCAAAGAAATGGATTGCAACACAGAAGGAAGAAGTGGTTGTCAAAAGTAGTATGGGTAAAACCTTTACTAATTTTATTACAGAACAAAAGAATACTCACATGACTCACATAGAAGATAAGGTACTATATGGTGGAGTCAAAGGTACAAGAGAGGCAATCAACGCATTACGTAATATAAGAGATATGCTTGCGGGTAAATCATCAAGTAAACTATCTACCAAATGGGACGGTGCTCCCGCAATCTTTTGTGGTGAAGACCCAAGAGACGGCGAGTTCTTTGTTGCAAAGAAAGGAGTCTTTAATAAAAATCCAAAGGTTTACAAAACAGATGCAGAGATAGACGCAGATACATCTGGAGACCTTGCAGATAAATTAAAACTTGCATTGAAACATTTAAAACCACTTGGTATAAAACAAGTAATACAAGGAGACTTCTTGTTTACAAAACAAGATTTAACTAAAGAAAAGATAGACGGTAAACAATATCTTACTTTCCACCCTAATACTATTGTCTATGCGGTAGAGTTAGGTACAGAGGCCGCAAAAGAAATTAACAATTCTAAAATAGGTATTGTTTGGCACACCACTTATACGGGTAATACTTTTGAAGATATGAAAGCATCTTTTGGAGTAAAGAACCCACCTAAATCTAAGAATGTCTGGGGACAAGATGCAATGTTGACTAACGCAAGTGAAGCAACTATGAATGAAAAAGAAACTGCAGAGGTGACTAAGAACTTATCTACTGCGGGTTTTCTATTTAATAAAATTGCGGGAGATACTCTAAGAGAACTAGAGAAGAACCAAAAACTTGCACAGACTATAGAACAATTTAACAATACTTTTGTAAGAAAAGGTGAAATGCACGGAAATAGTAAAACCCATACCGATAGATTAATTAAATTTATTCAAAAGAAATATCAGAAAAGAATTGATAAAAGAAAGACTGAGAAAGGTAAAAGTCGTCAACAAGATAAACTAGACGCACTTCTAGATTTCTTTTCACCACAGAATAAAAAATCTTTAGAGAATATGTTTGAACTACAGAAACAATTAGTCTTTGCAAAACTTAAACTTATAAATAGATTAAACAGTATTAGTAATATTGATGCATTCGTTAAAACCAGTAAAGGTTATAAGACTACGGGTGCAGAAGGTTATGTCGCAATTGATAAGTTAGGTAATGGTGCAGTTAAGTTGGTTGATAGATTAGAATTTTCTTACAACAACTTCTCACCTGATATATTAAAGGGTTGGGATAAACCCAAATAAATGGGAAAGATGAAATCGTTCAAAGAATTTAGTCAAGATACAGAACTCAATCAACAGTACACTCCAGAGGCGTTGAACATGGTGCAACGTCTTGCAAGGTCTCGTCTAATGAAAAGACTTCAAGCAAAAATTAAAATAGGTAGAAAAAAGGCTGCAAATAGAATTATAAGTGATGAAGATGTTCTTATGACCAGAGCTAGAAGACAGACAAGAATGAATATGTTAAAGAAATGGTTGAAAGGTAAACCTATTGCAATGTTAGGATACAAAGAAAAAGAGAAATATGAGAAAAAATTAAAGGGAATGAAAAAAAGAATAGAACAACTTGCAAAAAAACTTTTACCACAAATAAGAAAAGATGAAAAGAACAAAAAGAAACAAATAATCCCAGATACTTCGGAATGATATGCAAATTAGAAAGTTTTCACAATACCTTGTAGAGTCTGAAAAAGAAGTTTATTTTACCTTTGGTAGAATGAACCCACCGACTGTTGGTCACGGTAAAGTATTAGATACTATCTCAAAAAAGTCTGGTAAGAATGATTACAAAATATTCTTATCACAAGTATCTAATGACAAGAAAGACCCACTTTCGTACTCAGATAAAGTGAAACACATTCGTAAGATGTTTCCAAAACATGGTCGTAATGTGATTATTAATAAAAATATAAGGACTGCTTTTGATGCGGTTTCAGAATTGTATGACCAAGGCTATCGTAAAGTAAATATGGTTGTTGGTTCTGATAGGGTCACAGAGTTTGATACTATACTACAAAAGTATAATGGTGTCAAGGGTAGACATGGATTTTATAATTTTGAAAGTATTAACGTAATATCTGCGGGGGAGAGAGACCCAGACGCAGAAGGTGTGACTGGAATGTCTGCATCTAAACAAAGAGAGAATGCAAGAGAAAATGATTATTCTGCATTCGCACAAGGAGTACCAAGTAAAATGTCAGATAAAGATACTCGTAAACTATTCAATGATGTCCGTAAAGGTTTGGGTCTTGAAGAAGAAACTCAATTCAAAAGACACGTTGATTTAGGTAAACTAAATGAAATTAGAGAAAACTATGTCAAAGGTAATCTATATGAAATCGGGGATACTGTTGTTATCAAATCAACAGAAGAAGTCGGTATCGTATCGGTACTAGGTTCTAACTATGTTGTTGTTGAAACAAATGGTAAGAGAGTACGTAAATGGTTGCAAGACATCGAGTTATCTGAGAATACTGGAGAAGCAAAAGAAGATTTTATAAGACTTTCATACCGTGCATTTCAAAATATGTCAAGGGACTTTAAAAAGGCGGGTGATAATGATACTTCTAAACTTGCAAGTATGGCCGCAAAAATGGCGGAAAGAGGTGCAGAGGTATTTCAGACATGGTTTGACGGTAGAGATAAATTAGATAAGTTAATGTTAGCAGGTGAGATTGGATATTACACAAAACAAAAAGATAGAACAATTGAAAAGATGTTGAACTATAAGTTTGATGAAGCAACTTTATCTCCCGCACAACTTAGGAAAAGAGACGAGATTAAAAAGGCAATTGATAGAGATGACCCAGACATGGATAAGTCTAAGAAGATTGCAATCGCAACTGCAACCGCAAAAAAAGTTGCAGACTCTATTGTACATAACATAGATGCATTATTAGAAAGGGAAATGAAAAAAGAAAAAGAAGCACCAAAACAAGTTCCCCAAGACCCAGATGCAGATGAAGTTGCTGGTACACAACCTAAAAAGTATTACTCGGGAGTTTCTAAAAAGAGTAAGATTTCTCGTGCGAGACATTTTAACAGAGGTTCAGGGAAAGATGATGATGACCCTAGTGCGTATAAAGATGCGCCAGGAGACAAGAAAGCAAGGGAGTCTGGTAAATTAAAACCAAGTAAACACACTAAAAAATTCAAACAAATGTTTGGAGATGACTAATAGTATAAATAGAAGTATGATATCTTTCAAAGAATATGTAAAAGAAGAAAAGATTGCTGGTCTGGTTAATAAATCAGAAAAAAGTGGTGTTCCATATGGTATTCTTAAAAAGAGTTATGATAGGGGTATGGCCGCATGGAGAACTGGTCATAGGCCAGGTGCATCACAACAACAATGGGCATTTGCAAGAGTGAACTCTATGTTGACTGGTGGTAAAGCAGACCCAGACTTACAAGCAAAAATTAAGTCTGGTGGATACAAAAAGAAAAAGAAAGATAAAAAAGATTAGGAGAGAAGAATGTCGAATGTCACAAATTCATTAAAACTATTAGGTAGTGAAGCCGCAATGGGGACTTCTACTACTAATGGTAGTAATTTTGGAGAACATAGATTAGTTCGAGTCTTTAATGCTGGAACTACAGTCAGACTTGTCACTCTAGAAACATCTGCGGGTGTCACTATAGGAACATTTTCTATTGGGGGTGGACAAGAAAAATTTGTAAAAAAAGGTAAAACAGACGAAATCTTTGCAGCTAGTGCTGAGGTCAAAGGAGTCGCAGTAGGATTTTAAATGAACTTTGAAGATTTACGAGAAAGAGTTAAAGGTGGTAAGTTAGACCCATTGTCTAAAATGGGTAAGTCTAAACTTACTGGTCAAGAGATTGCGACATACTATCGCAAAAACCCAAAAGCAAAACAAGCCGCAAGAGACCCAATGGTCAAGAAAGCGATTGAACTTGCATTAGACTTGGGTGGTAATCAAACTCTCGCAGTAAAAGAAATCGAAAAGATGAAGAAGGGGTTATCTAAAAACTCCGCAGTTATGTCTGCACTTAGAACCGCAAACGAAGATATGACAAGTACTTCTTCGGTTGCAATGCCTGAAATACCTTTAGGTAAAGTAAAGAAAAGAAAAGACCTTGAAGAAGGTAAGAAAGAGAATAAAAAAGCACAGATTGAAAAAATTAAATTGATGCGAAAAGTGAAAGCAACTACTAGAGGTCAGAAAATCGCATTAGGAGATTTACTTGCAATGACTTCTCCTAAAGTCCTTGAAGGTATGTTCAAACAAAACCCAAGAGGTTTTATGACGATGCTCCAGAAGATGAACCCTAAAAGAGATAAATTAACTAAAGCAGACTACATAGTTGACGGTCAATTTGTTAGTGATTTAGGTATTTTGAGTAAAGACCAAACTAAACAATTGGACAAAGACCTAAAAAGGTTAAAGATAAGCGACACAAACGAAAGTACTTCACTTAATGAAGAGACAATACTTTACCGAGTTAAAGATATCCAAAAACCTGAACTGGATAAGTTTAAATCGTCTGCAAGGTTAATGAAGTTAAAAATAAATATTAAACAAAGTCCTAATAAAAAAGAAACTATTATAAGACTGGAAGGTGGTAAGAAACAGATAAGAGATTTTGATGCAGTAGCAAGAGGTAAATCATCTTATGGAGACCCGTCTTTAGCTATGAAAGAAGATGCAGTATCAAGAGCAAAAGAAACTGCAGATTTAAAAGATAAACACACTTCTGAAAAAGAACAATTAAAAGCAAAACACGAAAGAGAGAAAGAACAAGAGAAAGACGAAATAGATGCAACTAAAGATACTGCAGAAAGTGTTCTTGCACAACTAGATGCACTTGAAGAACAAATTGACTTGTTAGAGAAACAATTTGCAATAAAACCTGATATGGACTGGACTGCAACATTTTCTCCAAAATATAGAGGAAAAATGAGAAAGACTAAAACAAGTTATGGAGTTGATAAAGAAGATGTTGTTGCAATGATTAGAAAAAAGAAAGACGGTAAACATAAAATAAAAGACGGTAATACTTCTCTTATTGTTAGGTCACTTGCAAGAATAATGAACCAAGACAGAAAAGGTGCAAGAGACAAAGGTGCAGAGTTTGGTAAGGGTGAACCGAAAGATGAAATGGACGCCCCAAAAATTAAAAAAATGATTGATATTGTTTCAAAAGGAATAACTGTCACAAAAAAAGGTGATAAGATTATAAGAAATGCACCTGAGATTAATGCATTTACTAATGTTGATACTGCAATTAGAGACGATGTTTATAAAGTTATTAACATGGCAAGTGACGGAACATTAGCTAGTTTAGTATATAATGAAAGTTTCAACTTAAACGAAGAGTCTGCAACTATGAAGAAGGTTCGTGACGTAATCAAGAAAAAATCTATGATGAATATAGACGGTATGAAACTTGACTTGACAACTGCAAGTATGATTGCATCTGTATATGACAAAGTTAATCCAACGAACAAGAAAAGAATGGACTCACTTAAATTACCACAACTTGTTAATCTTACAATGAAAGTTGCGGGTAAAGCAAGAAAGGAGTCAACTGAATTACAAGAAGGACAAACCTATAAATCTATAATACAAGGTTTAGAGAAAGATAAAAAAGAAGTAGCAAGTAAATCTAAAGCATTTCGTCAAAATGATACCAAGTATATAGACAAAGCAATAAACTTTCTTAAAATGTTAGAAAAGGAAGGAATTCCAGCAGGACAAATCAGTCAAGTAGATTTTGTCACTAATCGTGTTCCTAAATTCTTTGTTGGCCCAGCAAATAAGAGTCCTTCACTTTCTAAATTTACACCAAACGATGTGCAGAAGGCAGTTGCACATGCAAAGAAACTAGGTATAATAAAAGAGTCAACTGAATTACAAGAAATGCACCCTAAAAGTATGGACGCAATGAAAAGATTAAACATGAAAGGTTCAGATGCATTTAAAGACCAAATGCCTACTATTGGTTGGGACGCTGGTAAACAAATGTATCGAGTTGTAATGCTTAGTAAAAAAACTGGAAAACCAGTAAGAACTAGTCACATTCCAGTAAGTAGAGAGTTTCCCGCACCTAAAGATAAAAATAAAATCAATGCGAAAGAATTAGGTAAAGCAATGAAAACTCTTGAAAAGAAAATAGGTATGAAGATTGGTGTAGACGAGTCAAGAGACTTACCTTTTTCAGAAAGTATATTAGAAAGAATGTCAGGAATACAAAATAAAAGTACTGACTTTATAAAAGTACCAAAGTTAAATAGTAAACAACAATCTTACATGAAAAAGATTAAAAAGAGATTTCCAAAATTACCAGAACCAGTTAATTATGAAATCATGAGATTAACTCACAAAGGTAATCAGGTAGACTCTCAAAAATATGTTGAAATAGGAAACCTATACGACAAAGATTATGTAGGTGGTACTGGTGGTAAATTTATTCAAAAACTCAGAAACATGGGTGCAAGATTACCACAAGGTCATATGGGAGAAGCGGTGTCTCCCGCACAACAGGCCGCAATCGCAATCTCTAAGAAAGAGAGAGGAGAGAAACCCAAAGATAAAACTGATGAATGTGCAGACGAGAAAGATTTTAAACCACATATGATGTATGACCCTAAAACTGGTAAAGGTGTTATGGCAAACAAATATGCAGACCATGTAGCACTTGGTAAAAAAGGTTATACTCACGAGAAACCTAAGTCAGAAGCTTTAGATGCAAAAGATAAACCATTTGTTAAAGACTTGATTAGTAAGTTAAGAGGTGGTTCTAAAACTCATGCAAAACAAGCAGATGATTTAGAAAAGGCAATGAACACTGAGAACCGTGCAAAACGTGATGCAATGAAAGACATGGGTAAAGATGATGATAAAGAAGATGACGGTTATGGTACTGCAACAGATGATGACAGAAAGGTCGCAGATAAAAATGTTATTATGCAAATAAGAAGAGTTGCGGATTTGCCGAAAGGTGGTCAGATAGAATTACCAAACGGTAAAAAGGTTAAAATGGATAGGAAGTCTGCGATTGCGTTAAATAAAAAGTTTAACTCTATTCGTAAACCACAAGATAAACTAAAACTACAAAACATGATGAACGATAAGAAAATATCTGTCGTTGCGTTAAAAAGATTATTGGGGAAATAATATGAGTTTAAGAAAAGCAATAGAAAAAGTTGTACTTAGAGAAGGTACAGAAAAAATGTCTTCTAGAGAAGTAGAAAATATCATTAAAAAAAATAAACTTAAAGGAAGTGCTTTACCTATGTTTAAAGTAATGGGTGGTAAAATGGTTCATATGCCATTTAAGTCAGAAATACAAAGTATAGGAAAACCACAAATGATACGTGCAAAGTCACCAGAAGATGCCGCAAAAACATATACTAAAATGTATAAAAATCCAGTTATGAGTGTTGAATTAGATGATGATGACTGGGTAAACGCAAATAAAGGAAAATGAAAACTTTTGGTCAACACAGTAAAGAACTTGAAGAGTCTCCACTTAATACGCAAAGTATTACTGGATTGAAAGTGATGGCCGATAGAATGGTCAAAAAGTTATCAAAAGAAGGACTGAATAGAAGAGTTCAGTTGATGACTCAAATAGGAAAGATACTTGGTATTAGTGTAAAAGTATTACCGAATGGTAAAATAGAATTAAAATGAAAAAACCTTTTGCGGACTTACTTGTCACAGAGTCAGAGTATCAAGGAAAGAAAGTCAAACTCAATGACCCTATCCGTACATCTGAAAACCCCAACAAAAAATTTAAAGTATACGTAAAGAATGAAAAGGGTAAAGTCGTAGTAGTTAGATTTGGTGACCCCAAAATGGATATCAAAAGAGACGACCCAGAGAGAAGAAAATCCTTTCGTGCAAGACACAATTGTGATGACCCTGGCCCTAAGTGGAAAGCGAGATATTGGTCATGTTATCAATGGAGAGGTTCTGCGAAAGTAGACAATTGAGAAACAAATTACTTAATATACATTATGTAGGTGGAAACGGTGGTGAGTTCTTTGCTACCATGATGCAAAACCATTCGGTGTTTGAGTTTCACGAAGGTTGTGATAACGACCCCAACGCAGTAAAATACGAATTTAAAAGAGACCAGTTTGATAACTTATCACAATACTATTTGGGTTGGGGTATAGATGATGAATGTCTTACAAACTATAGTCCTAAAGATTTCTTCCAGAAGTTATGGGTCACTTCTCCAGATAAATGGACACTTAGAGTAGACCATGGCTATGGATATAACACTCAAACAGAAGAATGGAGAAAAGGATTATATACAGATTGGAATGTTTCTAAAACAATAATACTTAATTGCACCGAAGAAAAAGGTGCAACATATTGTCGTGATTTATGTTATCAAAAAGTATTTACAGTAAATGATTACAAAGTTTATCAAAACCATACACAATTTATTAATAATAATGGTGTCACACCAGAAGATAATTTAAGAAAGTGGGGAGAGGTTTTCTTTTACGATAAAGAGTTTGCACTTTCTAAAATAGGAGAAATGTTGTGGAGACACAGACCTAATTTTCATAATTTCTGGGAAAACCCTTTACAATTCAATATAGACTTAACAAAAGAGTATATTGACCTGATACCAGAAGGATATGATTATCTGGAAGTAGACCCTATGAAAGTATTACATACCGAAGATGATATAGAAAGAGAAGAACAATTGATTAGAATATTCGATTATCTAGGATTAGACTACAGTATTTTAGATGAATGCATGTTATTATGTGAAAAATACATGAAAGATAATAAAAATAAATATATCTTTCGTACACAGAGAAGTTAATTTGTATAAATAAAAGTATAATTATTCATATGGGAACTAATGGTCAAGGAAACACAAACTACCCGACTGGATAGAATAGAAGATAAAATCGATAAACTATCCGATGCAATAGTCTCACTTGCGAGAGTAGAAGAGAAGATTGCGAGTATGGAAGCACAACTGGTCAATGGTCATGACCGTATGAATAAACACGGAATTAAACTAGATGCGATTGAGTCGCAAGTGCAGTCAAACGCACAAACAGTATCAGTGATACATAAAGTATTCTGGATTGTGATTGTTGCTTGTTCTACTGTAGTCGCATCTGTCATCGCAAATATGCTGTGGGGATAAAAATGACAGACGTAAACAAAAACATAATCGAAGCATACAAAAGTATGTACGAACCAAAAGAAGAAGTTCTTGATGAAACTAACAAGAACGATAAGTCAGATGACGGAGACGGGTTAGACGCAGTTCAACCTAAAGCTGTTAAGAAGAAGTTCAAAGACCGTAAAGATAAAGATATCGATAATGACGGTGATGTAGACTCTTCTGATGAATATCTCCACAAAAGAAGAAAAGCAGTATCTAAAGCAATTTCTAAAGAAAGTCAAAACGGTTTTAGAATGGCCGCAAAGAAAGCAAAAGACAATGGTGATGACAAATTTGTATTTGCTGGTAAAGAATATGAAGTACAATCAGTATATAAAGAGTCTTTATCTATAGATGACATTCGTGCGATGTGTCATTCTAAAGACCACGATTGTGCAACTTACGTTGACCACCCAGAGTTTGGTTTAGGTAAACCAGTATATGAGTCTCACGCAATGCCAGATGTAAACGGACATGTTGCATGGTATGATGTTGAGTTCGCACATGGTATTGAAGAACAAGTACCCGCAGAGGACATGCAAATTCTTCAAACAGAAAAACACAATGGTGACAAAGAAAAAGTAAATGCACAAAAGAAAAAGAATGGTCATGATGATGAAAAAATAAAAGATGAAGATGTTGACATTAACATTGACAATGATGATGACGATGATGACAATAGTGCAGAACCAGAACCTAATGGTAAAAACGGTAAGAAGAAAAAACCAATGCCACCTAAAAAGGATAATGGTGAAGAAGAAGAACAAGAAGTCGAAGAACCTAAAGATGACGGAGACGATGTAGAAGTCAAAGACAAAGAGAAGGACAAAGACAAGAAAAAAACTTCTGGTAATTCTGGTGAAAAGAAAGCAGAGATTTCTAAAATCGGAGAAGACTTACAAAGGTTTACTACTTTCTTAAACGAACTGATGGCTGTTGATGCGGTTGGTAAGAAGAAGAAAGAAAAAGACGGTAAAGAACCAGATGCAGAGTATGGAGACCAGACTGATACTCCAGAAGGTGAGAAAGACTTTGTAGACGCACATGGTAAAAAAGAAGTTGCAGTAGATGTTGATGACGCAATCAAACAAACTACTAAGACTGCACAAGACACTAAACAAGGTAAACATGTTAAAGGTCAAACTGCAAAAGGTGATAAGAATATCATCAAGTCTACAGAAGCACCAGTTAAAGACAAAGAAGTCAAAGACGGAGAAGGTAAAAAATCTGTTAAGACTGAAGCTTATCACGGTGACAAGAAGAAAAAAGATGATAAAGAGAAAAGTCTTATGGACATGGCACTCGCTGCTCTTAAAGGTAAAACTGTTCCAGAAATGAGAAACATTATCGCAAGTAAAGAACCAACAAAAAATCCTTTCGATGCAAGAACTAGAGATGCAAAAGCATTCCTAGAAAGAATGGCAAAAAGAAAGAATGGTAATGGTAAGAATGGTAATGGTGGTCAATACAAAGATAAAGACCCTAAAGATTTACCTATGATTAAGGGAGAAAAGGACAAAGAACAAGAAGTTAAGTCTGCATTTATCCCAAGAGCAAATAAAAGGAGATAAGAAATGGCAAATAAACCAGTTGCACCCGCATGGTGCGAAAACGCAATACCTACTGCAAACGGTTGGGAAGACCCAGACACGGGTGAACTATATGTAAGTGGTGGATTTACTACAGAAGAAATAGATTTATTTCACGGTAAGTCAAGTAGAAAAGGTGCCCAAGTATTAACCGAAGCTCCAGTAGGAAATAAGTCTGTTGAAAATATGACTAAACTAGAACTCGAAGCACTTGCAAGAACTAAAGGTGTCGAGTTAGATAGAAGAAAGTCTAAATCAAAATTATTAGAAACAGTAAAGAGTCTTTTTAGTTAGAATTGATATACATACTAGTATATCATGAAACTGACGAAAGATAATTTATTACTCTATGCGGCTCAGAACTATTACAATCCAAAGTGTATTGATAGTGAAGAGTTTCTTGAAGACTTAAAACGATTTAAATATATTAAACGATTACTTAATCGTCATCGTGATAGTGGTCAGTTATCTGAAAGACTTATCCTTAATCATCTTATTGTAATCTTCAATGTCTTTGACATTGAGGCTGGTCTTAATATCCTAGAACTTAAACTCGAATTAGATTATTGGAATGTATTAAAACCTTTTCTTTTATTTCTAAATGTTATTAAAAATGACGAATATACAAATATAGAAATGAACAAGGAAGTTGTTGAGAAGTTAAGAGAAATCAAAAATATATAAATACAGACATGGGAATTCTAAAATCAGCTGCGGACTTTGTATACACAATTCGTTTTCTAAAATTACTTACCACACCATTTGAAAAAATGGGTGCGTATGAGATTGGTTTAATTAATGACGAAGGTGTAGTAGATAAGAAAAGAAAAGCAGAACTCAAACTCTCTATGGACGGTAGAGTTGATTTAGCAACACACTGGACATCATTCATTCGATTAGTTGTAAACATAAAAAAACTAATGGCAAAAGTGCCTGCGGGTAAATCTGCAATCGCAAGATATGGTGCAGCTTTATATCTTATCAAAGAAAGTGGTAATCTAAACGATAAACAGATACAAAAGATACACAAAGAAACTGGTATCGATATGTTAGACATTCTTGCAGAAGATACTCAGTGGTTTATGTTAGACGACAAACAACTATCACCTGGCGTCTACAGAATGAAACATGAGAGTATGTCATGTATCTTTGAAGAAACAAATAAAGATGACCAGATAAGAATTCTTGAAGAAGAGTCAAAACCCGTAGGAGAAGTTTTAGGACTTGATATATATTCTGCAATCCATTTACCCACAAATAAAAGAATGTATGTTAGTACTGGAGACATTACCAAGTGAAGAAATAGATTAGTATATATAAAGTGAGTCGGAGAAAAGTATGTTAAGTTTATTAGGTAGTTTATTAGGATTTGGGGGTTCAGTAATCCCAGGCATACTAGACAGTTTCAAGAAAAAACAAGACCAAAAGTACGAACTTAAGAAGTTAGAAGTACAAGCACAAATTAACAGAGAGAACTTAGAACACCAAGCAAAAATTCAAAAAGAAATGGGGAAACAAAAGTTTGAACTGTTTCAAGCACAAGCAAAAGATAAAGAACACGAGAGATTAATACAACACGATATAGTGTTGCAACAAGGTACGGGATTTATAAGTGGATTAGCAAGGTCAGTCAGACCTATTATAACATATGCGTTTTTCCTATTGTTTGCAGTTATAGAGGGAACATTACTCTATAGTGCATTACAAGCAGGGACAGACTTTCAAGAAGCGATTAACATACTATGGGACGAAGATACCAAAGCAATCTTTGCGGCCATTATCTCATTCTGGTTTGGTTCTCGTGCGATAGATAAAAACCGCAGTCGATATTCAAAATAGTCATTGACAACTCTATTTAAATAGAGTATAATAGTCCACATTTTAACTTCACAAGGAGAAGACTTGGACTTAATCATTGACAAAAAAAGAGATAAACTATTAGAAGACTATGCAGTAGGAATGTTAAAAGATTTCTACTTGACCAAAGACGAGAAGTCGCCCCAAGAAGGTTTCGCACGTGCAAGTTGGGCATGGTCAAAGTACGACAATAAAGTAGATAAAGAACTCGCAGAAAGACTTTACGAATACGTAAGTAAGAAGTGGTTTATGTTTGCGTCTCCCGTCCTTTCTAACGCACCTAACGGACAAAATAAGAAGAGTAAGGGTATGCCCATATCTTGTTTCTTAACGTACGTTCCAGACACCCTAGAAGGTCTTATAGAACACTCCAGTGAACTGCGTTGGTTATCTATCATGGGTGGTGGAGTTGGTGGTCATTGGTCAGATGTCAGAACGGTATCTGATATCGCACCAGGCCCTATACCTTTTCTACATACTGTTGATGCAGATATGATTGCATACCGACAAGGTAAAACACGTAAGGGTTCTTATGCGGCCTACATGGATATCTCCCACCCAGACATTATGGAGTTTCTAAACATACGTATACCAACTGGAGATGTCCAACGTAAAGCACTTAACATTCACAACGCAATCAATATCACTGATGAATTCATGACTGCAGTTATGGAAAACAAACCTTTTGATTTGATTGACCCGAATGACAAGTCAGTAAAAGAAACTGTCAGTGCAAGAAAACTATGGGAAAGAATACTTGAGATAAGATTTAGAACGGGAGAACCATATCTAAACTTTATTGATACTGCAAATAGATATCTACCACAACCACTTAAAGATAAAGGACTTGAGATACACGGAAGTAATCTATGTAATGAGATACACTTACCAACAAGTCCTGAGAGAACTGCAGTATGTTGTCTATCATCTCTAAATCTAGAATACTATGACGAGTGGAAAGATACTACTATTGTAAGAGACTTGATAAGAATGTTAGACAATGTCCTTGAGTACTTCATACAGAACGCACCTGACACGATTTCTCGTGCGAAGTACTCTGCAATGCGTGAGAGAAGTTTAGGTCTTGGTGCAATGGGATTTCACTCTCTCCTACACAAACATGGGGTTGCATGGGAGTCTGAACTCGCAAAAGAAATCAATCATCAAGTGTTTAGTTTTATTCACGATGAAGCACATGCAGAAACAGAATTACTTGCAAAAGAAAGAGGAGAATATCCTGACGGAAAAGGTTCGGGTAAAAGAAACGCACACCTTACTGCGATTGCCCCTAACGCATCGAGTGGTGTTATTTTAGGAACAAGTCCTTCTATTGAACCATTGAAAGCAAATGCATATACTCATAGAACTCGTGCGGGTAGTTTCCTAGTAAAGAACAAATACCTAGAACAACTACTTGAGTCTAAAGATATGAATAACGA